GTAATTTAGCATCGTCTTTGTTTATTTTAACTCTTTTGCCATCAGCTGTCTTTAACATTCCAGCATTGACCTTAACATTACGACCAGACATTCTGACCGGAGACTCATTTAATTCCTCTTCAGTTTCCTCAAAATGCATTTTCATTCCTGCCTTATCGAACATGGCAGCTGCACTTAATGGTTTGTTTACCAATTGGTCACCTTTACTCCATGCATATAATGATTTAACATTACTGAATACACCAGCTAATTTATTCTGCCACCATTCTTCTGGGTCAACACCTGATTGTAAATATTCTGATATTTCTTCTGAAGCGTAACATATGAACTGTAGTTGTTTCAACATCATTGGGATTTCTTCCTGAGGACTCTCAAGAAGCTCATCCTCTGAGCTTACTTTATCTAGCATTTCTTTAAATGTTAATTGAATGTTTTTACCACCAGCTTTTATATTTACTGATGTTGGAGAAGGTTTTGGAGCCTTAACTTTTGGAGCTTCTTTTGGTTGGTCTTCCAATGAGGAAGTATTAGTATCTACAGAATCATCCTTTTCCTTAACTTTGTCAGAATCGTCCTCTATAATATCTTCACACTTACCATCTTTGCAACTAGGGTCCTTACAACTTGGACAAACATCTTCTTCGACATCATTTTCTAGATCCTTGTCTAGGTCGGATTCCTTATCTTTCATGTCATCTTTTGTTTTGTTTTTGAAACCTAGGATTTCTGTAATAGACATCTCTTCATTAGCTCTGTTACCAGTTCTAAATCCAACAGCTTTATAAACACCACGACCATATTTTTGGACTAACTTATCTTGTTTGTCCTTAATCATTTCCATTCGGTCCATCATTCTATCAGCTGTTCTTTCATCACCATTAATATCATTATAGTGATAATCATGCTTTTCCTGAGCCTTGTCATACTCTGCTTTAAGCTTTTGATATTCTTGTCTGACTCTGTCTCGTTGGTCGTTGCGTAGTTTTGTCCATGCAGTAGGAGAGGCTTCATTAACTACCTCACCATCAACTTCTGTTTCAGAATTGATTTTTTGCCTAAGCTTTTGTTGTGCGTCTTTCGCCTTCTGAAGTCTTTCCTTAGCCTTCTTTAAACGAAGTTTGTCTTTTTGTTTCTTTTCAAATTTATCGGCTCTCTTTTCAGCCGCGTCTGCACGACCTGAAGTGCTAAATCTGTTGGCAACTTTTTTGACCATACCAATTACTTCGTCGAGTTCTTCAACTGTCATTTCACTTTCGTTGAAATCAAGGAGAGCGTCGAGATCTATATCTTCCAGTACATCTTCCTGGTCAGTAGTAATTGTGGTTCCGCGCTTGGGCAAAGTTTGAGAAACTTTCTTTTTATAAGCTTTATCATAAGCCTTTTGGTCTTCGCCTTTATCGTAATCGGCTTCACGCTTTTTAGAAGTTAGACCTTCTATGTCACCAGAAAACTGACTATCTAGAGCAACGGGATGATCGATTTTTTCAATCTCGTGTTGGTCCTTAAATCTTTTTTCTTCGGGGGCCTTTGGTTGGCTTACCTCGGAGAGAATGTCTTTAAAATATTTCATATTGAGTCCTATTTAATCTATTTAACTATTTATTAAAAACTTGTATCACTGTCATCATCAAACGCCCCAGCTGCTCTTTCTTGTTCAATTTCTTCTTCCATTTCACGAGCCTTTTCGTCAGACATCTGCAACACGTTCTTGACAATCCACTGATGAGAGAAATATTTACCTGTATATTCAGTTACATCTCTCAACGTTGTTAATCTTTCTCTTAAAATCTCAGCTTCTTTAAGTTCCTCGAAATAGTTATCTTTAACAAACTCATACCTTACTTGGTTACGAATTTCGTTAAATTCTTCTGGTGTTAAAATTCCTTTTAATACCAATTGTTTCTCAAGTACTATGTTAAATAGCCAAGAAAATCTTGTTCTTACCCTACGAATAAATTTACCAAACTTCAATTCGTCTCTGGTTATTTCGGATGTTCTACCGAAACTTGCCATTGTTTCTGGTTCTAAACGTGTTAAAGGCACTTTCAACGCTTTATATAATTTACGTTGGAAGTACATTAAATTTTCGTCAGAAGTTAAACCTTGGGCGTTACCACCTGCAAGTGTATCAACCTCTGTGGATCTTTCACCACCTCTACGAGGAAACCAAAAGTCCTCTGTCATTGTCAGCATCTTACGAGCATCTGTCATCTCGCCTGTTGCCGAATTATACTGAAGTTTATTTTTATGGCGAGCCATCATATCCCTAAGATATTGTTCCGCCTTATTCTTCGGTAAATTACCTACATCAATATAAAAAATTCTTCTTTCAGGAGCTCTAGTCAATGTATAAATGACCGTTGCATCCTCTAACATTCTAAGCTGGTTTAAAGCTTTAATTGATGGGTGTAAATGAGATAGTACTAAACTATTATTCTCATTCATTAAACCCGAAGTAACTCTACCAACAGAGTCCTTTGCAATTTTAAAGCCAGTTGTTCCACCAGCAACAGGAGAGCTTGCTCCACCTGTACTTGAATTTTGGAAGCCATTATCTGAATACATATAGTATTCATTTTTCACTCGTTTTGTTGGTACGCCCGAGTGTTGGTCCTTTCCTTTTTTGTCAACTTCACGAATTAATTTAATTTTTCGTGGGTCAACATATCTTAATTCTACAATACCTTTTTTCGTATCATTGTTATCTATAATAATGTGATAGTTTAATCTACCGTCAACATAAAACTTGTAGAACATATCGTATGCATTGTTTGTAAAATCAAACAAAGACAATATGTTGTCAAATTCACTAGCAATTTTTTTCTTGACTTTTTCTGGGAGGTCAGTTTCACCTAGTGAAATTTCAACCGCCTGTTCATTTGTGTCAATACTTATTGCTTCATTAACGATATCGTCAACTGCCTGAGATATCTCAGGTTGCATCGCCATGTGACGATACTTAGTTATAAGTTCAGACTCTGTTTTCGCAGAGCCTTCCATATCCAAAATCGTATTATAAAATCCACCGAGTGCATTACCAACTGTAATAGCACCATCATCATTAAGAGGCTCGGCAAACGAAACTGGAGCATTTATGTCCTCCAGTTCCGGCCTCTTTATCTCAAAGCCAAAAATTTTCAAAATATCACCTTATTATATTATATAATTATTATTTACGAAGTAGGTATTCCAGTGGTACCTTCTACTCTCCAGAAATCATACTGGAAGGTCACACCGAATTCCTCAACAGTATCCACAGTTCCCCAATCCATTTCGATCTGGTCTACTGTAGTAGGGTACATGCCTTCGAACACGTATGACCTGATGGCTTCGCCATCTTTACTGTATTGTGTTATTACCGCGTTGGATTTGTAATCCTGGGGTAAAGCACGTATATTACTATCATGTGTATTGATAGCGTTCATCCATGCTTCCATGCCATTTCTTACAATGAAATCCTCATCGTTAATACAAGTTACTGTCCAATCTTCAAATGTTCTATCACCTGCATATTTAATATTTCTACCAAAATATGGTACCTCATAAGACCCTAAGGTCGAACCAGGAATACCTGCCGCACGTACCATAAATGGTACTTTGAAGTCAGCTTCAGGGGCTACAGGGTTAAGTATTTGCACTTGGAAAAGAGTTGGACGAGCACCACCACCTGTTAATTGTGATTTAAACTCGTTAATATTAAATGCCATTCTCGTTTCTCCTATTATTTCTAATTATTTATCTCTTATAGAGAACCAACAATTTCTTCAAACTCAATTCCGGCACGAGTAGCAACAAATGTCAATTCAATAACATTAATTGAGCGTGCAGGTTTGATAAAGATATTAGCTCTAAATTTACCCTGGTCAACCACAGCTGGTGTGTTAACAGTACTATCTGATACAACTCTAAAGTCTATGATTCCTCTTCTTCCTTGAATGTCTCTTAAGAATGGTTCAACAATATTCTTGAACTGTGTTTGAGAGAATTCATCATTCAATTCAAATAGGAATGATTGAGCAGTATTTGCAATGACTTTTTCTACAGCGATGAACAATCTTCTTACATTAATTTGTGAGAATGCTGTTGTTAGACCTAAACCAGTTTTATCACCGAATAAGACAATTCCTTGTCCTACCTGACTCATTACTGGGTTAACGTCTGCACTATAGAGTTGGTCTCTTTGTGTTTTGTTAGGATTAAATGCCAATTTAACAACATTTTTAATAACACCCTTACGGAAACCAGCTGGTGACTCATAAGGTTCAACACGAGAAGCAAGACCTGCAGAATCTCCATTTAGAGGAGTATATCTGTATACATCATTGTACTTATCGTATCTGTACTTGTAACCAGAATCCATAAACCAGTAAGAACTGTTCTGTAATAGGTTTCTGTATGCAACTACTTTAGTAAGTTTAGCGTTTGTTTTGAGTTCATCAACTACTGCTTCTTTAGAAGGTGAGATAAATGCAACAGCATCCTTTCTATAATCTGTGATATTAGAAATAATGTAATTTGCAAGGTTACCTGAATTATCACCTTTACCCTGAAGAATAAATGAAACATCAATCTCGTTTGAGGATTTGAATAAATCATATCCTTCAGCAAGAGCACCTAGACCAGTAGCACTTTCAGTTGTGCCATCAGTACCATTTGCAAGTGTTTCATATTTGAGTGTTTGTGCCTCAAAATGAGTAGTATTAGCAACCTTAACCCAAGAAGAACCAGCATGAACTACATCTTTATAATAATTTGTAGTACCGTCTGATAACTTAGAGGTTGTTGATGTTGAAACATCGTTATACAACTCAATACTTTCACCAGCCTCACCGGTAATAGAACCATCATTGTCAATAACAGCGATGTGATAGTTACCAGTTTGTGGTGCCTTACCAAATAAACCAGCATATTTCCACTTTCTTTCAAGTGAAAGTTTACTCAAATCTGTTTCAGGTAGTAAGTAATTTGTTGCGAACTCGAGTGAGTAGTCGTATGAAGTAATCAAAGAAGAGTTAGCGGTTACATCACCGTTAGTGTCTAGTGATTGTTCAGTTATAGAAGTTAATGATAACTCCTGATATCCTACTGAATCATTACCAATTCTGATTAAATCGCCAACAGTTACGTCTGCGAGTGTTATTCTGCTGCTTGGTGCAACTTCAAAAGTTGTATTAGCAGTGTTGAAGGTAATTGTCTGCGAAATCTGAGTATTACCAGTTATTCTTGATGCGGTTATATCGGCTACATCGATTAAGGTATCAGAAAAATCTGAATCCTTAACATACGCAACATCTAGTGAGTTACCTAAATCGCCAGGATACAATGCGTCAAAACCACCAAATGTATGTAGTTGTGTATTTGCATTTGAAGTATCGCTAGCAGAAGCTTCTACTGCACCATTATCAACTCTAGCTACATATAATGCACTTGAGTATGAAAGGTAATCTGCTGCTACAAAGAATGTTTCAAAGTTATCATTGGTTGGTTCACCAAATCTACTTACTAATTCATTCTCTGAAGAAACAAGAACAGTTTCGCCTACAGGACCCCATCTAAAAACACCCGCGATTGCTGCAGGCGGTGTTGCGATGGCCGGTACCGCTGCTGATGCGTCGACTTCTCGAACAATTACGGAAGGACTTACGGAAAAAGCCATATTATTTCTCCTTTAATATATCTATTTTAAAAAAACTTTTTTAATAATTTGTTATCACCTTTTATTTATAAAAAATAAAGTCTACACCTCAAAGGAACCGGACCCAGCTGATGTCCAGCCGTCTCCATCACCTATATCTTCACCTGTGTCAATAAACCCAAATGGTAGTAGTTCTTCATTTAGCTGTTCCTCGGTTTTCTCTCGTAAGGAAGCCAAGGTATTTATGTCTGTGAGTTCTCTGAAAAATCTATCATCTGTTAGCCATGCAAAGATAACTAAATTCATAACTAGATCATCATGAAAACCAGCTTCAGCCTCGTAGGAATATCCTTTCTTAGAAAAGCGTGATAACTCCTGTATTGTGTTATAATCTACCAAAATCATCTGGTTCTGTTCAACCAGCATTTTTAGTATCGAACAACCTTTTTGTTTAACACTTTTTGTTGTTCGTATTCCATTATCATTACCTCTGCCGAATCCACCTGATATCCTTTTACCAGCTCTGCCGGCGGATTCTGTGAATAGA